GTCAAGGTGAACGGTAAGCGCAAGTACATCGGGTCGTTCAAGGAATTGGGTGATGCTGTGTCAGCGAAAGAGAACATGATGATGTTCATTTGACTACTGTGGTACAAAGTGCTACGTTATCAATATCAACTCAACAAGAAGGTGACGATATGAAAGTAATACCAAACATGAAACCCTGGGAAGTGATGAAGGCTTTTGAGGAAGACGGGAAGCGGGTCGCTGCTAGATTTTTGTATGAAGATATATTCTTGAATGCCTCAGAGCCGGGATGGAACTGGGGTACATACGAATACGCCATCATCGACGAACCCAAGATTGACTGGGATGGGTTTAACTGGGTGTTCTTCGATCAGTATGGTGGTAAGGACTCACTGGTAGCCTACGACAGAGAGGGTAATGAGGCACTTTTGCAATCCCCCTTCTACCCCTGGTTTGGCAGCGAGTGTCCTGTGCCGGGTAACGTGGAGGTTGAGGTTTGTCATAATGGAGCCGAACCATTTACTGTCCCAGCAAAAGACGTAAACTGGGTGTGTATTAAAAATAGGTTCTTTGCCTTCCGCATCACCGGGAGAGTGTCATGACACCCAACCAATTAAAGCAACTCGCCGTGTTCATGGGGCTACCCGAGGTGAAGATACGCAACTCACGCGTGTTCTACCGTAAGCCCGGCTACGAGATGCCTGCACTGTACCAGCCCCACCTCAACCCTAAGCAGTGCCAGGCGCTCATGGAGCGTATCAGCATCGGTGTGCGCCCTGACCCCGGTACCAGTGAATGGGTAGCATCGGCCTACGGTTACACTTGGGTATCGAAGCGCGGCGACACCATCGGCAACGCTGTGCTGGCGACTGCCATTGACTACCTGGAGAAGAAGCGATGAGCGACAAGATAGAAGTAAACAGTAGTACCGTTGATACAGCAGTTGAGAAGGTGTCAGGGATGCTCGACCAACTAGCACAACAGCTCGGAGTAGCGGTAGAACATTTCTACCCTGTCTTTGTGCAGCAACAGGTCATCACCGGGACCTTCTACATTGTGATGTCTGCTGTAACTCTACTGGTTGGTGTTCTTTTCGGAGTACTAATGTATCTAGCAATCAAAGATAAGGAAGAGGCTGCATTCGCGTTAGGGTCTGTTTCATTTGTGTTCTTGATGCTCGCTGGTATAACAGGTTGGAGTGGGTTCACTCATTTATACAACCCTGAATACGGCGCACTGATTGAGATTGGTAAGTTTGCGAGGGATTTCAAATGAGCGACTACATAATACTCACCCTCGTGACAATGGTGTTCGCCATCATGACCTTGGCAGGGTTCACCGTGTGGTGGTGGATTGAGACTGTACCTGAGTGCTTCGGTGCCACTTGGCCTGCGAAGGGTCATGACTGTGATAAATGTCTAGTGAAAGAGGATTGTAGAGATGAAATTTAAACGAGTCATATTCATAGGTCAGGGTCAAGAGCCCGACCTGATTGGTATAGTTATGCGTGACACCAATGCCAGTGTCACCGTGCAGGTTGATGGAGAGTGTGACACCTACACTCACGAGGAGCTGCTGGTCATGTCACGCGACGGTGACGTTAAGCTGATAAGGGGTGAGTGATGAAAATAGGCTATTACAACATCCACAAGGGTGAATTACACACAGTGAGAAAACCCAATAAGAATCCTAACGAAGAGAGTTTAGTGATTTTATTCTCATGCGGGATAACCAGCTTTATAGCGACAATACTCGCATTAGAGGAAAATAGAAAACGGTGGCATCTACCAGTTTACATTATTTATACGCATGTTAGAGAGGAGCCTGCTGACAACCTTCGCTTCCTTGAAGATGCAGAAAAACACTTCGGGCAGAAGGTTCTCATTATGATGAACGAGGATTTTAACGGCAGCATCTACGAAGTGTTTGAAAAGACAGGTTGGCTAGTAGGTCCAGGTGGTGCCAGATGTACGACTGAACTTAAATGGCGAGTGCGCAAGAATTTCGTATCTGACAACGACATTCAGGTGTTCGGATTCAACGCTGGTGAAGAAGACCGAATGGACCGGTTTGCTAATGGGAATAACGATATTAATGTGAGTTGCCCATTAATTTGCATGAGGTATACAAAAGAAAACTGTATCACTATGGCTCACGATATGGGGATCAATATACCAGAGTCATACGGCAAGGGGTATACGAATGCTAATTGTGTAGGATGTGTCAAGGGGCAGGCTGGCTATTGGAACCATGTCAGGAAGGTTGACCAAAAGGTATTTGATAAAATGGCGAAGGTTGAGAGAGTGATGGATGTCGCAATAAACAAATCCTATGCGGGTGACGGGAAAAGAAAACGTGTGTTCTTGGACGAATTACCCGTAGGTGCAGGGCGCTATGAGTCGATAGCTGTACCTGATTGTGGAGTGTTGTGCCAGATGGAAGAAGGGGTGAGTGATGAAGAAGTACATTAGAACAGTGAACGGATTCGTCTTGTTCCCTGATACCTTCATACATGCGGAGGTGGATGTTGGGTTATCGTTGTCACCAATCCGTTCAGCCGGGTTCTACCATAATGGCATCTGTTTCGGTGAGTCAATCAGCCTGGGTATCAAGTCACTGCCTGAAGACACAGAGGAGCTAGCGAAATGGCTAAGTTAAACTGCAAAGAGTGCCGCCACGACTCCCTGCTGCGCTGTAACGCGGGTAACTGGTCAGCAGGTGCAAAGGCTCATCAGAAGTTCGTAGACGAGCTACGCGCCTCAGTGGCTAACGTGTGCATCGACTACAACCCACGCGGTGGTGCCAAGATAAAAACAGCGGGTGGAGTCGTCCAGGAGGATGTCATCGAGGGTATCATTGACCACATCACCGATGACTGCGACTTTGACAATGAGGACGACATCATCGCTGCAATCAAAGACGCACCGAGGAGATACTGATGATTATCCTATGCGGCTATACACCGGTGATCGTTAAGCTAATTCAATGTGCGGGGTGTTTGTGATGGCTTGCGATATTTGCGGAACTACTGGCTTGCCTCTTGAGGCACTTCGTAAGGATTATCAAACAAAAACCATAAAGGACATTTGTTCTTCCTGCGCCACTAAGGTTAACAGTGAATTAACGCGTCAACGCAGTCTTTATTATTTGCAGCAAGAAATTTTCTTGAAAGCGTATATGTGTGGCTTGAGGGTTAAAAAATGAAAACAGCAGACTTAGTAGCAGACCATCGAACTGATGCGCTGGTAGCGTTGGCGCAGGTTTGGGAGTTGTGCCAAGACAACAACGACAGTAATCGCATGTTTTGGAAAATGGCCCGTATATTTGGAGGCGCTACTCCACACATGACGATATGGGTCGATAACTATTCCCCGTCTACCAACCCTGCACAATGCTTTGAGTTGATTGAAGTGTTCTGCTTATCAATAGACCAGTTGATCTCAGGGGCACATAATATTCACGTTAATGGATATGGATGGGTTAACGGGGCAGACGAAAATCTTAAGCTAGCCATCTGCAAAGCAGTTATTACGGCTTGAGTGGGGTGATGTGATACCTGATGAGATATGGGAGAAGGTGAAATGAATACTAAAACAATGAAGGTGACTGCGGAGGAGCTTGAGCAACTACGCAAAGAGAACGCAGCACAAGCGCAGGAGATTGACGAGCTGAAGGCGCATGCTAATGAGTTGCGTGAGGCGATGGAAGCAGCATGCGCTGAAGATATGTGGATAGAAACGATGGATGGCTTATTAGATTATCAGTATGTCGATTGGTATGTTGATTGGCTTACAGAATCTCTAGCTAAAACACCAGCCCAATCCCTAGCCGCTCACGATGCAGCGATTGAGGGAGAGGCGGTTGAGCGGTGTGCTGATGAGGTGGCAAAGTATTACGGGTCTGGCGCTGGGTCTGTAGCGCTCCGCAACATGCCGAGAAAGCACGATGTATAAGCGTCCAATGTGGTCATCGGAGCGGTCCAAGAAAGAGATTGTGAAGCGACTGATGAGAAGTCCGTGCCAGATGAGTGACCTCATCAACTCACTACAAGGTTGCCCGACTGGTAACATGTCGAACTATCTATCAGCACTACTGACATCGAACCTCATCAGCAAGACCGACACACGCCCGGCTATCTATACGGTGAATGTCGCGACTGGTGCGGGTATCGTTGTCGGCCAGGTCGGACGACCCTATGCCAGTGAAGACCGTAGTCACTTTATTAGAGGGAGGAGATGAACCATGGAACAAATAGCAATAGCATTTACTGGGGCGGTGGCAATTTGGTTAACTCAGGACGACCGTGACAACTGGCGAAAGTATGCTTGTTTGTTTGGTATGGCCGGTCAACCGTTTTGGTTTTACTCTGCTTATGCTTCCGAGCAATGGGGGATCTTTGTGCTTTGTATATTTTATACGTGGGCATGGTTTAAAGGTGTGAGGCTGCACTGGCTGAACAAACCACAAGCCCCTTAACCGGGGTTATCGCATCACCAGAGAAGTAACAGGTAGTCCATTATGTCCAGGTCGCCAGATGATCAACACTGACCCTTTGTTATTCCCATTCACAGGTTTCCCAGTATCAGCATTGATGAAGCTGATCCGCCCAGAGATGAACCGCATCTCACTCGCAGTATCCCAAGCTCTCTTGAACCATTTCACTGATGTGTCAGAAGGAACCAGCATCACCACCGTAGCACCTCCTCTTGCAGCTTCTACCGCCTTATCTACCCACGGACCTATGTTACTGTAAGGCGGGTTACACCAACACGCTACCGAAGGCCATACATTGTCACCCAGCGCGTTCATCTGCTCATCAATATAGAACGGTGCCAAGTGGTTGTGTTTTGAAGCAGCCACATCAATAGCAAAGTTAAACTCTTCATCAATCCGCTTGTAAAAAGAAGGAGGAGTCTGCCACAGGTCTTTGATCTCTTTCGGAGTGTGAGATTTATGTTCGGTACTCATCTCACCACCTCCAACTGTGCAGCACCGCGTGCCTCTTTCATCTGACGCTCATACTCATGGAACAAAGCATTAGAGTCCATGCTTGCATACTTCTCCTTGTTACGGACTACCCACAGCCGTATCGGTGTGCCGAGGTAGTACCCGTTCACCTGGGTGTACTTGCCAACTTGCCTGAGTGTCATGCCGACCTTCACCGGTGTGAAGAACTTCCCCTCAACATACATATAGGTCTGTGCGAACGCGTCCCCGTTGCGCAGGGTATCCGACATGTCACTGGCAGTTAAGATGTCACACTTGAACGCGCCTATCTTGTTCGTGACGAATGTCTCAAGAGTTTGTTGACTCGGTGACTTGGATGCCTCACGGATATCACGCAGGAACTGAGTCATCGGTGGTGCTTCAGCCGGGTTAAAGTCACTCAGGTCCACCACGTACATCAAGTGGTGCGTCACTGCTTTCCAGCCGTCTGCCTTCATCCAGTTCCACCGGTCTTCCCAGTAGTCCAGCCAGCCCCGTGTCATGTTGTCGTTATCATCCCTGACATTCAGGTCAGACCACAGTGCCAGGAACCGACGTGAGGCGCTGTTCAATCGCAGCGGCATCAGACTGTTGGTGGTCATGGTGGCGTTGATGATGTTGCGTATCTTGATGGGCTTGATGCCCTTCTGGTTGACTCTCAATGTGTCCGGTGGAGCTGCGGCCAGGGGCTTGAGCTTGTTGCTCACGGCTATCGCTTCGCGCCGGTCACCCAGTTCAGCTTCATTGATGTGCAGGTACTTACTGGACAGCAGGTGATCGTCGAAGTCACGCAGCAGCTCATCCCCACTGATGACGGTGTAGTTATCCCCCATCGCCTTTGTCAGCGGGTACAGCAGGTAATCTTTGCCGCAACCCTCATTGCTACCCATCAGCAGCATGTGGTTGATCTTGCGATCAGGGTGACGCAGGGTGAACGCCATCCATTGTTCGATATGCTTGCGGTAGGATCCCCACCCGAGTGCATCAAAGTGGTCATGCCACCGAGCGATGTCGCCCGGCGCACCCACTGACTGACTGACATCAGACCAAGTGTTAGCGTAGACGATACCGTTATCAATGAAGGTCTGAGGTTGTTTCGGTGCGTAGTCCAGCCGATCAACCTTCTTCACCCGGCCATCTTGCAGAGCTATCTTCCTTGCCTCGGCATCCTCATGAGAGAAGCTGTTCTGAAACGCCTCAGTGCTGAAGAAGATGCGTGACTTGTAGTCGTAGAATTGGTTCAACTCTTTAACATACACCACGTCATCATAGAACTCAGCGGTGCTCACCTTGTCACCGTACCACTGTTTGCGCAGGTCTTTGATGATGTCTTTGAAGTCACCCTTACCCCAACCCATGATGTCGCAGATGACGGTGTGCCAATGGTTCTGGTCGAGCTTCGGCATGTCATCGGTGTGCTTCAACACCTTTGCCGCCAGCTCACGCGCCGCCTTACTGGTAGGGTGCTCACGTCGCAGCCCATCGCACAGCATCTGTATCGCATCGAGGTCGGGCTCTGCTGGCGCAGTGACGGGTGCAGGCATGAAGCTGACTGGGGCTATAGGTGCAGCCACGGGCGTTTGGGTAGATGTGACTTGTGGCAGCATGAAGCTGGGCTCACTGACTGATGAGAACTCTCGCATGATCTGCCAGTTCTTGAGTATCCCACTGAAACCGGGGGATTGCCCCTCGATATGTCGTAGTAGATCATGCCCGGTTCGACCTTGACATGCACCGTGGTGACACTTGAACCCGATTGATCCGTCAGCGTTTGTAAACACTGCCGATCCGCTATCTTCTCCACCCGTATGCTCTTGAACCCATGGGCAGACAGCATCAAATCGTCCATCAGAACGCACCTCTTTAATGTGAATGATATCGGGGATGTTCACCAATGGGTGATCGGACACATCAGCAGCACCATCGACCCGCGACTCCCGGCGCACCCGGTCAAGGTCAACCATGAACGGTGCAGCCAGTTGCTCAATGGTCACACGGTTGAAGGGTTCCCATAAGGTCAGCTGACACTTGAACGGTAACCCATTCACCAACTTGGATGCTTTACTGTTGGAGCCTTCAGGCAGACGGACATAGCGTGTGACCCCCTTCATACCTGGATCACGACCCTGTGGTGCAAGACCGTTAGCCACCAACCCATCTAGCAGGTTCTCTACCTTGGCACGCTCAGTGCAAGGGGTATCGAGGATGTAACCCCACTGCTCTGACCCTTGTGATGTCTCAAGCACCCATGCAGGGCGTGGCAGCTTCGACACCTCGGTCATTGACAGCTTCTCTTTCACATCATCCAGTACTATCACCGGTGTGTGTCTGAACAGAGCTTTACGGCGACGCGCCTGCCCCTGCTCATCAGCGTAGAAGTTGCTAATGGTGAAGTATTGATTGGTGCCGGGGGTCAGATTGTACCGGCTGAAATAGTCACCCTTCCACGCGATAAGGTGTTTGTCTTTTGGGATGTCACCAGGGTCATACGGGAAGTCAGTTATATGCACCCATGGCGCATCAACACCAAAGAGGGCGGTCAGGAATTCGTTATTTGTCACCATAATGAATGCTCTTTTAATTCTGCTCAATGATTTTTATAAGACTGTTGATGTTCACAACTGGTGTTGACCACTCATCGCATCCGTACAATCTGTCACCGCCTACCCCCCTGCTCATTAACATGTCTTTGATGTCATTGAGTCTCCATAGAATATCTTTCTGCAATTCCTCATCCATCGTCGTCACCTCTATGTGGGTCGGTAATAATAGCACATTCGTCAGAATCAGATTAATCCACACATGGAACAAAGTCAAACATTTATGTTGACAACTTCTACAATGTGGTACTAGAATTGAACTGTGACTTATACATCAACGAGGAATTTAAACATGTCTGAAGAGGACAACGGTACTACTCTTGACGGTGATTTGCGAATGCGAATCGAACAGAAGGAGCTTGACATCTTTATCAATAAGTCTCAGCGCACCACTGGCAAGCCTTATCAGATGCTGCTGCGTGAGATCGTCACCGCATTCAATGATGGTCGCCTGCGCATCATCCCAACCGAAGACCAACAGAACGGAGAACTTTACAATGTCAATTGAAAATAACCTGAAACGCATCGCCGACTCACTTGAGTCCATCGCTAAGTCAATGGAGATGAAAGCTAAACCTCCCATGACTGCATCCGCAATTGCATTGCAATCCGAACAGACCCTTGCCCCCATCGTTGCCGTTGACCCTGCACCCACCGAAGTGAACAGCCAGGTCGCACCACCAACCACCGCCGCAGCCGCTGCAACAATCAACCCCCCGGCTACCATGTCAGCTGAGGAGATGAACACCGCGCTGGTTGCTGAGTTCAGTCGCCTGGGTAGTCGTGAGCCTATCGACACTGCCATGGCTACACTTGGTGTGACCTCGGTTGCTGACCTCGCCGCTGACCAACAGCAGGCGCTGCTCACCGCTGTTCGGGCTATCCCGGCGTGAGTGAGGGTCACGCAAGGCTCGGCCCCAGCAACGCAAGATGGCCGAACTGTCCCGGCTCAGTGCGTGAGGAGGAGCGTTACCCCGACGTATCCGGTGAAGCGGCTATCGACGGCACCGGGTCGCACCTGCTGCTTGAGCTGTGCCTACAGAACAATGTACCGGCAGCTCAGTATGACCAGCAGATCATAGGTGCAAATCACCCCGACAACATGAACGGGTGGATGGTTGCCCCTGACCGCATCAAACGTGTGCAGATGGCACTGGACTACATCACTCGGCGAGTTGTTGAGCTTAAAGAGCAGTTCCCAGGGTGCACGGTATCCGTTGAGTCTGAGCAGAAGTCGGACCCAGGTGGTGCATTTGGTCGTGATGACTGGTGGGGTACTGTTGACATCACCATCACTGCACGCCAGCCGATGACCGGCGAGGCTTACTTCATCGAGGTGGCTGACTATAAGGATGGTCGCGGGTACGTGTCTGAGAAGCGTAACACTCAGTTGACCAGTTACCTCTTCGGTAAAATGCGCCCTTACATCTGTAGTGGCAATGAGTTGGTTCGACCGTTCCACCCTAACAAGGTGGGCGGGTGCCGCATGACTATCATCCAGCCAAAGACGAACCCGGTGGTGCGTTACCAGTGCTCGACTCGACCCGAGGATGAGTTCACACCATGGGGTGTGGTGGATGCCGCTATCGAGCTGTCACAGGCTGCTGTCAAGACTGATGAAGATAATGCGCCGGTGGCATCGGGTAAGCACTGCCAATGGTGTAAGGCTAACCCTAAACGTGGTGGTCACTGTAATGCAGAGACTGCTAAGAGTATGGAGGTGGTAGAGAGTATGAATACCGAGATGACCCCAGTAAAAATAGAGGGGGATGCCGGCGATCAGTTAATGAGTTTGATGTTCAACGCCGTTGCAGACCCTAAGTCTCTGACAGTCGAGCAACTATCTCAACTCGCTGATGCTAAAGACGGCATCATGTCAGTCTTTGACAAGGTGAACGCTGAGATCCAGGAGCGCATCGAGCAGGGCACCAGTGTGCCAGGGTACGACATGCAGCCTGGTAACAGTTCACAGGTTTATAATGAATCTGAAGAGGTGGTCGCCAAGAAACTCAAAGCGTGCAGAATGAAAAAGGACGACATCTTTCCAGCGAAACTCATCACACCTGCTGCATTAATGAAGTCCGAGAACTTGACAACCGGTCAAAAAGAACGACTGAAGAAGGAGTTGATTACAGTCAAAGGTGGCAAACTGTCGCTGAAGAAAGTCGCACACGATCATGTCAGTGAGAAACTTGTTGCACAAAGTACCACTGATGGTCTACCATCTACTGAAGCTGAACTGATGTTTGCTGGTGTTCCTAAGATAGAATCAGCGGTTTCGACTGTTGAATCTGAAGTTTCATTCTTTTAAGAGGTGACAAATTATGGCGTTAATTAAATGTGTTTTATCATTTAGTGATATTTTTACGGCGAAGATCCCAAAAGCAGGAGGTGATCCAAAGTTTGGAGCGTTGGGGTTAATACCACCCGGTGATCCTCAACTTCCTGCTTTGCTTGCTGAAGTCGAAGCTGCAAAGGCAAACACTTTCCCGTCAGGGGTTCCAGCGAATAGCAATATTTGTCTCGACCTTTACGAAAAGAAAGTCACACCTGACAAAAGCTACTATGACCCGCGTTTCGTAGGTTGGTACGCTTTCAGTTGCTCTGCAAAAGCAGATGATAAACCAGCGGTCGTTGACATGGCGCATATCGCTATCATTGACCCTTCACAGGTTTATAGTGGGATGGTTGTGTATATCAATGCCGGTATCAGTGGCTATGTTAAAGGTACCGGTGGTGTTGGTGGTTGGCTCAATGGTGTAATGAGTACCGGCGAGCTTGGTCAGTTTGGTCGAATTGATGGTAAGCCGTCGGTTGAGCAGATGTTCGCTGGGGTTGCTGGTGGCACTGCTGCTCCTGCTGCTCCTGCCGCTCCTCCTGTTGCTGCTGCTCCTCCTGTTGCTGCTGCTCCTCCTGTTGCTGCTGCTCCTCCTGTTGCTGCTGCTCCTCCTGTAATGCTACAGATGACCGCAGCGGCTAACGGTGTGACGCTTGAGCAGTACCTTGCCACACCGGGCTGGACTGAACAGATGCTTATTGACCAGGGTCTGGCTATCCGTCCGAGTTTCGCTTAACCCCAAGCGTTTACCCTCCTATCCTTGGGAGGGTCTTTTTATAGTGACATTGGTGCAGGATGCAGGTGTGGTATGGGCACATCGAATCAGTGTCACTATAAAATGACAACAGAGGTGATGAGTGATGCGTGCAGAATACATTTCAAAAAAGTTTTCAGATGATATTAGTTGGGGTGAACTTAAAGAGCTTGTTAATTCTCACCCTGATGTTAATGACCATACCAAGATAGACAGCTTTCGATTAAAAGCTAGTCATAATCGCGTCTATCTAACAGTGAATGATGATTTGGAGATTGTGTTAGGTGACTAACCCCGACTTCCTCTACGGCATCACACCGGGTGACATCCGCTATGACATCGAGACCTTCCCCAACATCTTCACCATTGGGTTCTATCATCCTGTCACTAAGCGGAGATGGTTATTCGAGATCAGCTTCAGACGTAACGACATAGTGTCACTGTGTCGCTTCATTGAGGTGATGGGTGAACAGTGTGTGCGCATGGTTGGTTACAACAACATCGGGTTTGATTATCCAGTGCTTCACTTCATCTACCAGAACCGTCGAGCCTGTATCACCGCTGCTGACATCTACACCAAAGCAATGTCTATTATAAATGCTCACGGTCCGGCACGATTCTCTCACATGGTGTGGGAGTCTGACTGGCTGGTGCAGCAGATTGACCTGTACAAGATCCATCACTTCGATAACATGAGTAAAGCTACCAGTCTGAAGGTGCTTGAGTTCAACATGCGGATGGACAGCATTGAAGACCTGCCGTTCCCTGTTGGTACAGAGTTGAACAGTAACCAAGCTGACGTGCTTATCGACTACATGTGGCATGACATCGATGCTACTGATATGTTTGCAGATCGGACAGTACCTCAGATTAAACTGCGTGAAGACCTCTCTGAGACTTTCGGTAAGAACATGACGAACATGAGTGACGTGAAGATGGGTGAAGTCATCCTGGTCACTGAGATGGAGAAACGCGGCATTTCATGCTTCGAGTACCAAGGTAACAGGAAGGTCAAGAAGCAGACCAAGCGTGAGTCGATTGATTTAGCACAGGTAATATTCCCTTATGTCAAATTTGAAAACCCAGCGTTCCAACAAATCAAAGTATACCTCGAATCGAAAGTCATCAAAGAAACGAAGGGTGTCTTCAAAGGTCTCATCGCGACACTGGATGGACTCGACTATCACTTTGGAACCGGTGGACTACACGCCTCTGTTGAGTCACAAGTCATTCACACCGATGAGCGATACCAGCTGGTTGATGTTGATGTTAAGTCTTTTTATCCTAGGCTCGGCATTGAAAACAAACTCTACCCGGCGCACCTCGGTGAAGCGTTCTGTGATGCGTACTTAGGGGTCTATAATACTCGTATTACATACGACAGTGGTACACCGGAGAATAACGCGTTCAAGCTGGCACTGAACGGTGCGTATGGTGGTAGCAACAACGACTACAGCCCGTTCCTTGATTCATTCTATACGATGTCGATCACCATCAACGGTCAACTGCTACTGTGTATGCTGGTCGAACAGCTGCTGAAGGTGCCAGGTCTGAGGATGGTACAGGCGAACACCGATGGTATCACTTACCTCTGTCCTCATGAGTACCTGGAACACACCCGTACCGTCTGCCGATGGTGGGAGGAGCTGACCAACCTTGAGCTTGAAGAGGCGCTGTATAGCCGCATGTTCATTCGTGATGTGAACAGCTACATCGCCGAGTACAGTAACGGAAAACTAAAACGCATAGGAGCATACGCACATGTCACAGCAGAAGAAGACCCAGGAACAAGAGAGTTGCCATATCATAAAGACTGGTCTGCGCGGGTTGTGGCACTGGCTGCTGAGGCTGCACTGGTGCACGGCGAAGATATCAGGACATTCATTACTAATCATCAAGACGTGTTCGATTTCTTCTTGCGAACTAAAGTGCCGAGATCGTCAACTCTTGAATGGGGAGGGGAACGGGTTTCAAATATTATACGTTACTACATCAGCACTGATGGACGACCACTTGAGAAAGTGATGCCACCAAAGGGTAAAGCCGGTGAGTATAAGCGCGCCAATAAGCTGACTGACTTCCACTTCGATAACGTCATGGCTGAGATTGGTGAAGGTGTGTGGGATGAGCGTGTGCACACCAAGAACAAGTCAGTGTATGAGGAGCGCCGTAGTGGGATACAGACCGGTTGGACTGTGCAGTTGTGTAATGATTTGGATGACTTACTGTTACCGCCAGACGGTGGTGATTGGATGAGCCAGAGTCTCAACTATGAATGGTACATCCAGCAAGCAGAGAAATTGGTTAAGCCACTGTTGCAGGGTTCAATATAGTGTGCTACATTGTGGTACATACTAACTAAAGAGGTGACGCAGTGATGTTAAAAGAAATCAATAGAGCACGAAGAGAATACTCCAATACAGGTGATACTCCTCGCAGCTTCGCGCTTGGATATGAAGATGGTCTCGATCTTCTGGTTGAGTTCAGTAAGAGTTTACCAGCACCCGACCCTGAGATTGAGGAGATGCTGAACCGTGGTGATCGCGCTGAGATTAAAGCGCATCTAAATAAATCAACCGTCTACGGTATGGATTTAACCGTGGTTGACTTAGTAATTACAGGAGAACACTGATGAACACGACAGTAACAGTAACCTACAGCAACGGTGACACTCGGGAGTTCGTCGCATCCGATGAGCTTGAGAAGCTGATCGATGATGGTGATATGTTCAGCGTCAGCACCATGCACAGTGACATGGGGTCTGAGCTTGAGGTCTCACTGTCAAAGATGTACGCGGGTAACCCTATCGCTGCACTCGGTCACATGATGATGATACGTCACAATGCACAGCAGCTCGACATCGGTGGCCCTAACAAAGATATCATCATCGACATCCTGACCACCTGTATCAAGCTGCTATCCGATGAGACAGCCTCTCACCAGTCGGGTATGACTACGGTTAATGGTGAGGCTGTGGAGTTGGACAGTGGGAGTTAGAGAGAACAAGGTCGAACGCTACCTCGACAAGCAGGTCACCGCTATCAACGGTATCACTCGCAAGTGGGTCAGCCCTGGGCGCGATGGAGTGCCGGACCGCATCGTCATCCTCAGCGGTAGAGTGTGGTTCGTCGAGGTCAAGACTGTCAGTGGCAAGCTCTCAGTCGCACAGGAGCGTGAGCATCAGCGGCTGCGTGATGTAGGTGCCGAGGTGTTCACCGTGTTCGGTGGGCAAGGGGTTGACTGTTTCATTAGAGAGGTGTTGTTGAAGTGACCCAACTCTTAACACCCCAGCAGCTTCACGAATACCAGCGCACCTGCATCATGCACCAGCTCAGTCATGATGACTCGATGCTATGGCTTGGGATGGGGCTTGGTAAGACCCCCGTAACGCTCACCACCATCGTTGATCGTATGCGTGCAGGCCAGGTGCAGAAGACTCTTATCTTCGGGCCACTGCGAGTCATACAGGCGGTGTGGGCACGTGAGGCGAGGAAGTGGAGCCACACTAAACATCTTCGCTTCAGCGTTGTCCATGGCACCAAGGAGAAGCGTGCGCGTGCCCTGTTTGCAGATGCTGATATCTACCTCATCAACTACGAGGCAATGAATTGGCTCTCCGAAACCCTTGACCATTACTACATCTCTCAGGGTAAACCATTACCATTTCAGATGGTGGTCTATGATGAGGTGTCGAAGCTGAAGAACAGCACCACTCTGCGCATGGCCGGGGGTAAACGAGACCGCAAGGATAAGCGCGGTGAGACATATGAGATCAAGGTCACCGGCTGGCGCAAGATTCTGAACCACTTCAAGTACCGCACTGGTCTCACCGGCACCCCGGCATCAAATGGGTATCTGGATCTACACGGTCAGTTCCTGGCCGTCGATGGAGGTGAGCGCCTTGGTGAGTACGTCACCCGGTACAAAGACAGCTACTTCACCAGCGACTACAGTGGGTGGAACTACTCCCCGACTGAGCTGGGTAAGCAGTGGATTGAGTTTAAGATAAGCGACATCACCGTGAAGATGGACGCTCGTGACTACCTCGACCTGCCAGATGTCCAGGTGACGAACCTGATGGTGGACCTCCCTGCTGCTGCACGCAAAGCATACAAAGAGGTGGAGAAGAACATGTTCACGCAGCTCGATAGCGGTCGTGAGGTGGAGGTGTTCAGTCGCTCATCGGTGTCAAATAAAACTTTACAATTCTGCAATGGAAGTCCATATCTCAGCAGTGAGTCACCAGAGTTTGAAGCGCTACATGACGCGAAGCTCGACGCACTTGAGGAGGTACTTGAGGAAGCAGGCGGGTCGCCGGTGCTGTGCAGTTATACCTTCAAGGCGGATGCCGAGCGCATCATGAAGAAGTTCAAGAAGTATCGACCGGTGAACCTGACAAAGACCAAATCAAAAGACACTGAAGCTATCATTAACAAATGGAACAATGGTGAGATTAAGTTGATGGTAGCGCATCCCGCGTCGTCCGGGCATGGGATCGACGGATTGCAGGATGCCGGTCACATCTTGGTGTGGTTCGGTCTTAACTGGTCACTAGAGTTATACGAACAAATGTGTGGTCGTATCAACCGTCAGGGGCAGTCTCACCCTGTATCCATCATCAGGATACTATGCAATGATACCGTTGACCTGGCTGTGGCGGATGCGATAGAGAGGAAGACGGATGACCAAGAGGGGTTGAAAGCGGCATTACAACGATACCGCGACGGTGTGACTACGAATGATTTAGAAGTGAACTTCTTTTAATGTTTGAAATGATTGATCGACCAAGTTATTCCGGTGACTATTCCTGTACCTATGACTCCCCACTTGAGACACCACAGCATAAAGCCTTGAACACTCTTACCCATACGAGCTGCACCTTGGAAGTCTTTATGGAGTTGGATGATTTCTTTTGTGTCTTCGACTAATGAAGCGGTTGACTTGGCGATTGATGTAATAGCGTCAGTGTTAGCCTGTTGAATTTTAGCATTTGCCTTTTGAGCCTCAACCAGACGATCAAGGTCTTTCCGCTCTCTACGTTCATATTGCTCGAATCTCATAACATGAGCCTCTAATCTCTGATTCAATCTGAACAACTCATCTTCAGTCTCACCCATGACTCCGTTCCCTTTGATTATTACTTAGTATGGTGGAAAGTATACTTGGTTATTTAGCAAACACCTTGAGAATGAGCGGCTCTAGGTTTTTAACTGCCCGTTCACCAAACAGAAACCCTAAGACCAGCATGTTAATAACAATGAGAGCAGTTTCTTGCTGCTCAGTGAATGCAGAATGCACACCGAAAAACCATTGGTAGTCCATATATAGGGTAGAGAACCCCCAAATAGGGCGCTGAGAGCCACGGGCGAATATGATCGGTTTACCCAACCAACCCATAGCAAGAAGGTCTTTAGCCGTACCCTCTTGCTCTGCGATCCTTTTATCTAGCTGGACCCCTGCCTCTTGCAACAGCTTGTTTGCCTGCATCTCCTTGTCATGCAGCATCTTCTGCAACTTCATTTCCAGTTCAGCTTTCTGCTGTGGAGACATATCAGGCGGGAAGTAAGACATTACACCATCTTTGATCTCTTTAAATAGTCCACCACCTAGAAAGTCAGTAATACTTGATAGTACACCCATCACTTACTCCTTACGTCCCACCGAGCGGGACCGTTGGTTCGATTATCGAAGTGCGTCCGGTTGTGGTATCGACCTATCCCGTACTTGCCTGGGTACTTGGATTCAAGATAATCAGCAACACGGTCAGGGTCAACCTGCATCCCATTGGCACGATGAAATAACTTGAAGTCTACTGCTCTAGCATAGATATGTTGTGAATTTGCTGATCCACCAACAGATGCGTTATGTGTTACGCACCGGTTCGGGCCTGTGATAGCGATACGGATGTCGTATAATTCAATGGCAGTGATAGCGATACGGATGTCGTATAATTCAATGGCAGCGAAGTGGTCTGCGCAACCCTGAATGATTGGCGCAAGCTCAATATCAACGGTATCGAAGCCACACCCGCACTCACACGCGAATTCAGATCTCGACAAATTATTTGTTAAGTCACCCATGTTCTGTACCCCATTGAGTTTGCAGTGTTACCAGCTCTGCACGTAGAGTCTCTGCTTCATCCTCTAACGCAGAAAGAGAAGTATCGTCCTCTGGCTTACCGCGACCGATCCCCTTTGTGCGTAATGCACGAATAGAGAGAACATCAAGCTCAGATAGCCTGATTTTTATCTCTTCAATACGCTGGTTGGCAAGAACGACATCTTCTGAAAGAGGCGGCGGAGCATTGCTTGTTGAAAAGGTGGGCATTATTTGTCTCCCCTGTAAATTCTGACTTTAGTTCCTACAACTAAACCGGATGCCAGAGATGCTTGAAAAGTCACACTGGTTATATTGGTTACAGTAGCACTCTTCATCCATGCTCTAGTAGACAATGAGATATTACCACTCGCATTATAAGCATTCACAGAAGTAGCCATCGCATAACTTCCTACAACGTTTAAGTCTATTTGTGTTGCAGCTATACCATAACTAGCAATTCTACCACTGTTAGACCGACTCCCCGCTACACTTGTAGATAATACCGTTAGTTGTTGAGAATTGTAATTGGTAGATGTAGTGTCCCCATTTACGAACATCTCTACTGTAGCTGTACCAGAATTAGGATGGGTGAATTCTATTCTATAACTTTTATGCTTATTTATATCTAGGTCAGATACAGTAAGGCTTGTTACGGCAGAGCCCGTCACTTCAAATTCTGCTAACAAAGAATGTGATGCAGGTTCAATAACATTTACACCATCTGTGATTAATAAAACAGACTCACCTGCTAATACCGCAATACCAGTTCCTGATGACGTTTTAAATGTGAGAGTCTGTAATGTGTCATTCTGAGCAAAGAATGTACGCCCGGCGTCACTCACTTCAACATCAGTAGCACCTGTGAGAATTACACCGGTATCAGTAATAACCACACGACCACTGAGGTTCTGCGTAGCATTCAAAGTAAGAGTAGCATCAGTTACTATGTTAATAGTGAGACTATTAGTGATTAAATTCTTCAAAAGGTCAGCAGCATTGGTGCCAATGTCAGTAGTGTTGGTTGCGATAAACCCAGCTAACTCATCATTTACTTCCTGCTGAATAGACTTGGTGATGATTCCTGCCGGGGTATTACTGACGTTATTTGCTGACAATCGTTGTAGAACTGCGATGTTCCCGTTAGCCAGCTCATGATCAATCACACCGTCGAATGCTTGAGGGGAAACCACGTAATAGAAAGCCCAGTCACCATCACCTGCGGTACTGTAACCGCGAGTCTGCACCATCACACCGGTGGGTAATGACTCAGCCTTCATCAAAGTTATGTTATCAAAAATAGCATCGACAGTGACAAGCTGAGGAGCACTAGATACAACCAAGTCACCATTTGTATCAAACGTGAGATATTTACTCGCACGATCCGCAGCGACATCAGTCAGAAAGAAATCACCATCGAGGTCAATCGAATCCGTAAGCCTGAACGTGCGGTCGTTACTATCACGCAGCTGCTGAATGAGGAACGTGATGTGGTCCATCTGCTTCTCATGCACATCGGGAAAGAATCCGCCCTGGGAGGCGAATGCAGTCAGCTGGTTCTCGATGTAGTTAGACCGGATGTACCACTGATAGTCAGTCGGGAGGTTCCCGGCAATACGCAGTATTGTACCCCCCGCATCCTCGCCTACATCATTAACGGTGTAGTCGGTATCGACCACTAAGAGAGTCTGCACCCCCGCGTCATCAGTCTCATACACCGAGAGCTGAGTCTTATCCGCAACCCTGAACGTATAGGAGTAGGTGTCAGAGGCACCGTTGCCGACATACGGCCCTGATGTGATGTTAGTAGTATTGACAGTCAAGATCATGCACTCCTATAGTTGACGTGAGTTTACCATTAGTCACGCTTAGGACCAAACAGTAGTTCCTGGGTAGTAAATTCCTCACCTTCCTCGATAACGTCATACAGGTGCTCACCAGTAGACCATGCCTGATTCATACCAGGGATACCGATTGCAGCGCCTACCAGCTTGCTGACATTCTTCAACTGACTCTTTGTGATCTCTTCATCAGTCAGCAAATTCTCGACCAACCCCTTGCCACTGGTGATGCCACGCTCCATCATGGCGGCGACCGGTGTTGAGTTATAACCGAAATCAGACAATGCACCGCTGGCTATGTCACGCACGAAGGGTACAGATGTCAATGGGTATAGTGCGCTGGCAGTCAGGAACTTGCTCATACGCTCGTCCTCACCCTCGGGCTCATCCAGCTCACCACGCATCAGCATCTCAAAGAACACCGGCAGGGTGAACAGGAACATGGTTTTAGCGACAACAGTGGTCAGTGAGTATTGTCCCGACTTTGCACCCCGCGCCAGGTCGCGGGTCAAATTACCTAACGAGCTGAAGAAAGTCATGAACATGGTGAACGTACTGTGAATTTTAGACTGACTCCGCATGATGCGCGCCATGTCTTTAGTCGCACCAGACCCCTGCACATTCTCGATTGTTGCATCAGCAAACTGAACAGCCTTGATTTCATTACCGTTCTCACTCAGATGCTTGTCGTAAGCCGCGTGCCATGTTGGCAAGTCGATCATGTAGGTCTGGATCAATGCGATATGCTTCATTGATGCTTCCTGCACAGCAGCCAGTGGACCTGTCTTTTTACTCAGGCGGTTCATGGCGTTACGGATCTCACGATCCATTGTTTGTACTCGATGCGGCAGCACCTTAGACCGTTCATTGGCGAACTCCCAACCAGTCTGAAGGTCATCGGTGTTGCCCAGCAGCTTGCGTGCCGCCTTCATGTAGAACGCCCTACCGACAACCGTCTGCACACCCGCGATGGTGGGACCGACTCCCAACTCAGCAGCAGTGGTGAATATGCCGAACAGCTGCATGATACCGGTTGACGCTTTGAACCCCATCACACCGAGCGTGGTGCCAAACCTTAACCGATGGAACGCCTCATCAATGAATGTCTTCACAGGTTGCTGCCTGCCATCTTTGGCGATGTCATTGAGCCACGGCTTCAACTCTTTGAACTCAGACTCGCCCAGTACAGCAGTGATGGCGTTAGCCACATCAGGTGACTGTATCAGCCTGTTAACCTGGCGCACTGCGTCATGGTGGGTAATGTAGTGGATAGTCTCATTGAAGTGATCAGGAACCACCTCAAGACTCAGATGAATGCGGTCATAGAAACCGGTACGCTCGTTAGTAGCGCCAGTGTTAACCGATGACTGTATGCTTGCTGTATTGTTGAACATCGATTCAGTTTCAGCTTCACGCTTCTCGGCATTCTTCTCCGCCTTGTGACTACGTTTCGGCGAATACTTCACCGGGTAGTATCCACCCTTGAGCGTGATGACTTCCCCATTAACGACGACGGTGACAGGTGTGGCTTCAACTTTCGGTGGTGTGAGACCTGTTGTACGACGATGCACCTCGGCGAGCTGTGGGTATAGCGAATCCATCTGGTCCCATATCAGCTGCACCAGCTCCCAGTCACTCTTTGTCATGTGAGCCAGCACAGCTTGTAGCTTGGAGTTATTGAAGCTGATGTCTGCGTCATTCTCCGGGTCAGCCCAACCTTCACCGAGTAGTAGCTTTTTCAAGTTCCCCTGGTTCCCGGTGTTAAGCGCCACTGCGAGAACTCCGTGACCCATCAGGTTGTCGTTGATTTCAGGGATAAATATCTTTGTGTTATGACGTTTGATGTCTTCCTTGCTTCGACCAGCGATGGCTTTAATCACCGGTGTAGCTACTTCATCAACCATGGTCATTTTAGCATCTAGTGCATCGGTGAACTGCTGAATCAATATGTCATGACTCATACCAACACGGTCACCACCATCAAGCCACGATGCAAGAAACGGGATCTTTGTTAATTGTGATTGCCAGCGTTGGACATTCTCAAGCAGTGACGCTTTGCGTGAGTCATCGATTCGACTGCGACTGTCTTTAGTGGCGAAGCGTGCGTCCTGTTTTTCAATATGAGAGATCCAGTTCGACTTCAATTTATTGTAGTCAATCTCCTCCTGCATACCGACCATCTTGTTCGCGTACCGGGCAACGTGCTCAATGTTCTTCACCGAGTCATTGATACCCTGAAGGTCTGAGAACGGGACGTTCTTCCAGTGAGTCACATAGGATTCATTCAGTACAGCGTTTGACAGTACCAGCCCGTCACCGTCGGTCTCCATGCGCTCCTTCATCCATGTGTTGAGGCTTTCAACCTCCTTCAATGTGGCTGACTTACGGAATTCAAAGCGGTCGAGGATACGGGTGATCTGGTCCCAGTAACCCCCCTCAGCCTTCATGATCTCCTCACGCACCTTCTTCTTGTTGTACCGCGCCATACGGTCAACAATCTTGGTGGTCTCATTCTTCGCATCAGTCGCCGCCATGCCGAGGTAGTAGTTCATCACCTGGCGCATCTTGGCTCGTGCTGCACCCTCCTTGTTGCCCTCAGCCAGCATCCGAGCAGACTCCTGTGCCGCTCTGATCTCAGCTTTACGGTATTTACCTGGGTGAATCTCACGGAATGACAGCTTACCGATGTTCGTCTCAGCGAGTGACTTCATGGTGGTGCGGTCAGTCGTCGGTGCGTTGGTGCCTTTAGCGAGTGCTTTCAACTCACTCAGAATCAGCTTGCCGCGCTCCTCATTCTGCACCGCCTCATCAGCCTCACGCTCAATGGTGCCATCGGTGAGGATGTCACCGTGACGCTCCACCATGCGAGCCTCAGCATTGACCTCAGCTTGAACCTTGATGTTTGGCGCAGCGGCAAGGTCGTTCAGCATCTCAGAGCCTGAGCCATACCCGAAGAACGCAGCAGCCTCATCGGGGTGAACCCCTTTCATGCCCTTGGCAGTCATGCCGACCAGCTTAGGAGGTATCACGATGGAAGTGCGACCGAGCTTGTTTGTCTTCTCCTCACCCGCCATCTCTTTCACCGTGGCATGGTCGAGCTTGATGTTGACCTGTTCAGCCTGACGCTCTACTTCTTCTTTGTCCTGCTCGATTGAATCCATGTCATGTTCTATGGATTGAGACTCAGCAGTAACTTCTGGATTAATGAAAGAGGTGTCATCAGACAGCATGTCAAAGACAACTTCAACCGCATCATTCGCGGTCAGGTTACCACCAGCGTACCCTTCTTCATTCAGCTTCTCAGCCAGGTCATCAGCAGTCATCCCACCTTTACGCGGGAACAGCGGCTTACCAAACACCTTAGATTTATCTTTGAAATGCTGAGGGTCAACACCTTCTCTCTCGAATGACTCTCGGTTCAATCCACCTTTCTTTGAGATGAACTGACCGACAGTATCATTCTTCTTGTTCAGCTCAGTCAGTCGCGCATCAAGTTCCGCGATCTCTTTGTCGAGCCCGGCTATCGCCTCATCAAATGGTTTAGTAGGTATGACAGCACGCAACCTCTCACGCGCTGCGTAGACGCGTTGAGCTTTTAGGCTGTCAATCTCCTCATCAATGATGTCCTGCTTCTCTTCCTTCCACCATGCTTTAGTCTGGCGGGTGAGCTGCTTTATAATCTTGTCACGCAGAGTCTCAGACTGTACGTCCTTAGTCTTCTCCTGCTGCTTCTGATACTTGGTGAACTCCTCTTCAGTCATGCCGGCCATCGCCGCATCGGTGAACATCGGCTCGACCCTGGCACGCGCCTCAGCCGCTTGGATCTGCTCCTCGGTAGCCAGCAGACGGTCAAACACTTCACGCATCTCTTTGTCAAGGTCCACTCTAAGCTGACCACGCATTGACTGATAGATGCGTGACAACCACCGTGCGAACGTCCTGAACGCGTTACGCAGCTCGATAGACGGCGCTTTACCTTCCATCAGGTAAGTCTCGAACCCGCGTGCAAACTGCTCATGCACAGCGCGACGGATGGCGTTGTCTTTGTCCTTATCACCGGTGGTCTTGTTGTCGAGGTAAGTGACTACATCAGCTTCAGTGATTGAACCTTCTTTTGCTGTTGGTGGTTGGGTTGGTTGTGCAAATACATCTAACCTATTCCCAGGTATCAGTGCAACTTCATCAATCAAATTAGGGTAATCAGCAAGTACATATGAAGGTACAGGTGACCCTTGATATAACGCTCTTTTAACTACACCCCGGTGCAGTGGTTTCTGGTCTAAATTCTGATTTACTTGCACACCTTCCAGCGATGAAATCCGAGGCTCAATGGTAGCGTGGACCGCTTCAAATGAAGCCCACCGATATTCATTACCATCTTTATCAAAAGTAAATCTTAATACCGGATCTCCTGCACCGGGCCTACCATGTTTTTTGATCGCCTCTTTCGTCATAGACGATAGGTCTGAAGATGTCGGATTTCTTACAACCTCAACTTTTTCAGACCCTATCTTAATAAAAAATACTTCTGTCGATTTTAATTCAACAGGTTTTTCATATTCCTCTTTTGTTAATTGCCAAGGTTGTAACCCCTGCTTCAACGAATCAAACCCCTCACCTAGATAACTATTCGCCTCAGCCGCCACATCCTCAGCATTACGCTTGTACCAGTTGTTGATGCTCTGAAGCATATCGGTGTCACCGTTAACCTCCATCTCATACATGAAGTGGGCGAACTCGTGCAGGAAGGTGCTCAGGTCCGCCGCTTCAGTTAGGCGAATGATACTGTTGGCCGGGTCGTAGTAGCCGCGTGCGTCAGGTTGCTTGTCGTCGCGTTGGAACAGCAACCTGCGCTGCTTTGCGATAACGTCAGCACGCGACCCTTCAGTCTTAGGGTCATAAGTCTTAATCTTCAGACCAGCGTCCTTCAGCACCTGTAGCGCATCCTTACGCATCCCACGCGGGACAACAGCCGTGTTGAACTCTTCAAACCCTACAGCACGCTGAATCTTCGCTTCAAAGTAACTGGTGGGTAATGCACTCAAGTATTCGAGTAAATCATCAACAATCTGTTGTGCTTCAGGAGTCATGTTGAATGTTTCGTTCAGACCCTTGCGACCTTCGACAATGGCAGAGCCAGCATCCTCACCGTACCCCCATGAGTCAGCGTCAAACTTATAAAATTCTTTTAGCGCCTCAAGTGCTTCCTGGAAGACATCAGAAGACTCTTCCTTGATTTTCGTCATGTCTTCTTCACTGACGATCTCATCACGCTTCGCCTGTATCTGAGCGATAGTCTTCATTTCATTCGCGTATTTCGAGCGAACAGTTCCAGCACCATAGAAGGTAGACTCGCCAGCTTGTAACTGCTGCGTCATATCCTTTACAACATTCTGAAGGTTATAATCGACGTACTTCCTGTTACCAGCAGGAGTGAATCCTTTGAATAGCTTCTTACCGGCGACCATCGAGTTAAACTTGTCAGTCACCCACTGCTCGTACTCGGTGCGGGTCTTCTTGACACGCATCTTTTTGGCGATGTCATCGCGTAGCTGGTGTACATCTTTCCCTCCCTCCTCACGGAAACGACGGACAGATGCTACCGCATCACCCAATTTATCGCGTTTAATCACCCCATCTTTATCAAACCAGAAGCTGTCATACTTCTCACTGCGCGTAGGGTCAGAGCTTTCCATCTGATTGACAAGTGACCGATAATGGTCAGTAACTATCTTGATGAATCGTTTGTCTTCTGCCATCTCATATACGCTGAGACCAAGTTTTTCAGCCTTACGAATGTAAGGATCAATCTTGGCATTCTTCAGCTTCGGAGCTTTACCCTGCTGCTGTAGCCAATGGTACTCAACAGCAGATGAACGCAGAAGGTTATCAGCACCGGATGTGTCTTCCAGCGAGTTGATATCAGGCTTACTCAGGCCAATGTTGTCAGGATCAAGTTGTTGATACAGCTCACTGTAGATGTCTTGGTCGATATCGTAAACTGCACGCGGCTGACGCGGTGAGTAGATGTCAGCATCAAAGGTACGTGCTTTGGGGTCTTCAAGGAGTGAAGGGTCAGCAAGTAGAGTCACCTCACCGAAACCGGTGAAGTCGGAGACATCAGCGCGTGCTACGGCAATGGACGGTGCAGCCAGCCCACCAAGACCTTCCGCTGCAAGAATGTTCTCAGCACTGAGGTTGTGGGCTACGAAGAGGTTCTGTTGTACTGGTTGCGCAAACGGCTCAAGCAGCAGACCAACATCCTCTTCCTGCTTGGTGGCTGTAGCACCCTCAAGGAGAATGACCCAGTTCAGGTCTTTAACAAGAATGCCGTCATGCCCTGCATCGATGAATGACTCACGACGCTCTGCCATCTGCTCAGCAGTTATATCACCGGTGGTAGCAGACTCAAACACATCTTGCTCAATCACCAAGGGGTTATTCAGTGTGAACTCCCACACACCGACCTCGTTACCGTACCGCTGTGCATTACCAACATCAGCAGCACCAAGGTAATGGCCGAGGAACGCACTAGGGGTGTCAGTACCTGCTCCTATCTTGGTGTCGTCGAAAGTGGGGAAGTCGCTACGTGAGCGACGGACGAATGTTACTGTTTCGCCTGCTTTGGCTCGGTTGAATTCGGCCAGAGCTTCTTCGTCAGTTCTTCTCTTCGCTTCTTCGATAGCGGCTTGTCGGGCTTTTCTTCGCTCTCGATCACGTTCAAGTTCTTGTCTAGCATCTTCATCGATTACTCCTGGTTGTGCTAATAGTGTAGCACGTTGTGGGACATTGGCAACTGTATCAATCTCCGGCGAAACGAACCAATCTACCCCCTCTATATTTTCAAGTAGATCTATGAGTCGTTCTTCTAGTTCGACCACATCTAAATTGTTAAAGTCTCCAGTAGCGGCGGGGTTAGTCTTCACTAATATATCAATGTCACTTTTACCGGGTCTCTGAGTACCTTTAGCACGAGATCCTACCAGATACACACCGTCATAAACTTCATCAGGTAATCCAGCTTTCTTGATTTCTTCTTTGAATATCTTCGATGCTTTTTTAGCGGCCTTCTTTGCTTTTATCCGTGCACCAGCTGCCTCTGCTTCAACCGCTTGACTAGGGAGTTTCTGTTTTAAGTCATGAAGCTGCTGACGTTCCTCTTCGGTTAATAACTCTAAGTCGGTCTGCACAAGCTCAGGGGGGATGACACCTGCGTCTTTTTCTGACTCGATTCTACGCTCTTTAATTAACGTATCGAATTTAGCTAACCCTGTTTGAATTTCATCGATATCAAGCCGCTCAGGCTGCTCCAACACCAACTCACCCTCAAGACGCGCACGCTCACCGGTCTGTGGACCCTCGACAGTGAACCCGAAGCTCTGATATGCCTCTGCCACCGTGATACCTTCACGTTTTGCTTTCGCTGTGAAGTACGCAGGAGCTAGATTTGTCATTACACGGGCTTGTTCAGGTGCATAAGCCCCCGTGTCAACAAGACTGTTGAATATCTGCTCTGATATCTCCTGTGCCTCAACGTACTCGCTGGCACTCTCCTGCGCCTCCTCCATCAGCACCCTGACGTAACTCTCAGTCTCCTGCTGCGCCTGCTCCTGCCTGAACGGTGAAGTGGTCTCATCACTCATGGTCATGCTGTCACGCAGCTGCTTATAGTGCTCAGTACCTGCGATGTCAGCGGCGAAGTCAGCCACCGGTACCTGAACATCAACACCCAGGGCAGCAGCCTCACGCGCCTGTTCTGATAACAGCTTCAGCGCCGGGTCAGCTTCAATCTCCTCAGCGGTCTTGTCTTGCAGGTACAGAGAGGTCTGTGCACCGTCGATGAACACATGAGTGTTACTGTCACCGTCAGCCTTCTCGACGAACTGTCTGAATGACTCCTTGTTGAGATTGTTTGTCTCTGACTGGGTTGCCATCTCGTTGAGTTTGTCCAGCTTATCCTGCTCAATGGCACCCTTCGTATCCTTGACATTCTCATCTCTGGCAATCTTGCCGACGGTGTACTGAGTCCCACTGGTGACCACACCTGCACCGAAACCACCAAGGCCAGATGCAAGTATCCCTTCACTCAGCTTCTTCTCAGGGTCAAAGGTTATCTTCTCAGCCAAGTTGGTGTTAGCCGCCTGAGCTGATTCCGTAGCAAACTCTTTAATACCAGTGGTGAGCACCGATAGGAACGAGTTACCCGCTTCACCTTTCAGCAGTGCATCAGGGACAAACTTCTCAAGAATAGAGTTGACGATACCGACTTGAGCCTGTGCCTGCATGAACTCAACATCATCAATCTTCTCACCGGTTCGTGCTTCAAAATCAGCCGCATTACTAGCGACTTCCATTGACTCCATCCACGCCATAAACGGGATTGAGCCACCAGACGCATACGCGGTGACAAGGGATGGGACAGCTTGACCGAGGAACCCCGACATAGCCACAGGGTCAGTTGCGATATCGATCACACCAGCCAGGTCACCCCCCATAGCAGCGACGAACGCAGTATCAGCGCGCTTCGCTGACTCAAGGTTAGCTTTGAATGGTTCAAACTCTTCACTCAGGATCTGCTGAGACTCACTGATTCTCCCGGCGATAGCAGTACCACCACCTGTGCGAATGTCTGTGCCAGGTATCTGACCTGCACCGAGGAAGTCAGCAACGGATTCAATCGCCCGGATAGGGTTAAGTGCACGAGGTAACCCGGTGGTGTCCTCAAGTGACTCAGACAGCCCACGAGTCCAGCGACGAACAGCATCAGGGGTA